GCCCATATGCTCAACAACATCACGGCGAATAGGAACAATTCGTACATTATCAACGGCAATCCTCTCGATGGTGAACTTCAAAACTTCATAAGCTATATCCTCCTTGGGATCGTAGCCAATGTAAACTGTATTGGGTTGTTTTTTCATGTTACTCCTTGTTGCTCCATTTTAGTTGCCCTAGAATTTGTGACATCCAGACAATGTTTACATAAATATATTCCCTCTCTATTATAGAGTGAGGGGGTGGGTTCTTCTGGTAGAAAGCCTAGCTTGCAAATATAACAACACGTTTGCTCATTCATTTTACTCTTCCACATACATATATTATACTACAAAAAGCTATGCTTGTCAAGTACTTTTTTTAAAACTAAGCTCCGCAAATACCACTACTACCACTAATATCACAAATATCGTGAACTTGTATGTTGTCCTCAAACTCTTCTCCTAGTTTTTCCAGAGCTTCCTCGTAAGGGATGGCAGTAAGAGGCTGTCCACCTCGACATCCATCCGGGAAGCAAGTAAATCCACGTAATCGGTGGGCATACTTGGCTAGTGTCTGGGTAAATTTCTCCACACTATCCTCATTATTATTTTCTGTTCCCCACTCAGGTAGATTGATGGTGCTGGATATAGCCATGTCCACATACTCTTGCACATTAGCTTGGAAGTTAAGGCGTCTTTCATAGTCTCCCACAAGATCCAAGGCAGATTCAATTTGGTCTGGTTTTGTACCGTAAATCTCAATCATCTCCTGAGCAGCACTGTCTACCACATATTGATAATGCCACCGCTTGTTTTTAAGATACCTTCTCTTGTAGGCCACGGCAAAGATAGGCTCTATTCCTGTGGATGTACCAGCCAAGATACCTATGGTGCCGGTAGGGGCTATGGCTCGTACTGCCATTGGCCGTGAGACTGAGAGTTTATCGGCAAAGTGTCTGGCCGTCTTGTTTGATTCAGCTTCATAGACCTTCAACCATCTGTGTAGTTCAGGAGTTGTTTCGTACCTACCCCCACGCTGGATAAGCCATTCATGTAGACCCATCAGACCCAGACCTAGCCGTCTGTTCTTTTCTCGAACTTCATGTACTTTGGTGTAGGGTAGCTGCGCTCGTAGCGTACCGCACAAAAGAAACTTGGTTGCTAACGCTACCACTTCTCGCAACTGGTTAAGATCATCAATTCGAGCAAAATTAAGACTACCAAGATTACACACATCAGAATCATCCTCGGAAGTAACTTCTGTACAGGCGTTGCGTAACGTCTCATTCTCTTTCTCAAAGAAGTTAAAAGAGAAGCCCGGTTCAGCCGTTCGCAAAGCTTGATGTACATTAGTTTTAAATACATCTCCTACCTCTCCCGTCTCCCAGTAATTAAGTAACCATTCGGTATCGTAGTTAACAGAGATGTTGGTCATGTCCAGGGGTGCTGAAAAATTAAAGTCATTCTGCTTCACATCAAAGATCGTTTGTCCTGTAGCCCCCACTGGCATATCAAACCAGTTCTTTGAAACTAGAAATTTATCTATGTCTGAGTGTTTCCAATTCAGGCTGGCATAGATAGCTGATCTTCTGGACCCCCCTTGCATTACATGGCGACCAATCTCATTGATCATTTGCATCTTCGGAATAGGTCCGCTGCTGACACCACCTGTCCCCTTCAGTATCTGCCCTTCCGGCCTATAGATGGAATAGTCAGTTCCAATACCACCACCGGTCATCAGGCACGACTCTGATTGCCAACTAAGCTTGGCCCAATCCTCTCGGGTATCTTCTTCTGCCTTTAGAAGGTAGCAATTGTTGAAGAACTTTTTATCACGTCCTGCATAATAGAGATACCTACCTCCAGGTATGAAGCGAAGGTTGGAGATATGATCTATCAGTTCTTCCTTCTCGTCTGCGGTGAGTCGGCTTTGACAGACATCGTTGACCAGTGTGCAGGAAAGCTCATGAAAAGTCTCAGCTCCTTCATGAGAATACTTTGTATTGAAAATATCTTCACTGAACTTAGATCGAAACTGCGGATTCCTATTTGATTTAAACATTGACTACCTATTCATTATAGTAAAGTTCAAGAATTAATTGGGCATAATGGATAGCCTTCTCTACATCTTTTTTTCCCTCTCCTTTTTTTCGGTGTCGAGTTATGTATTTTACCACGTTACCTTCAAAGTAATCAAGATCATTCTGAAATATATATTCCACTGGTTGAATGCCACAATCTTTGTAGTGGTGTCCTCCCACCTGCTTATTCAGGGCGTTCTCTTCTTTCATTCTTCTAAGATAGTAATCATAGGTTCCTTCTTTCTTATAAGAGGGTGGTGAGGTTTCGTCTGACATTTTCTGTATCTCCTACATCAATAGTTTTTTGTGTGAACTGGCGTACTAGGTGAGGATCTATTCCTGCAAAGGTACAGGCATCTTCAAAATTTTCACAGGTGACACCCACCGACGTGAATATCCAGGAATGTGCTTGATCTCTGTGGAGAGTGATTAAACTATCTTCTTCAGGAGCCTTAAGCTTTATTGTATCCAGAACGGCCTGTAGAATGACAGCAAAATAAAGACCCTGGTAAGGATTTTTTTGTATGGACTTAAATAGAGTTACTATGTCAGGGGTATCATTCACTATATTTCTGAACAGGTCTGTAGAATTTACCCCCTACATAATTATTATAGTAGGCTGCTTCATCTGTTCCCTCTATTGTAGTTGTAAGGACATGGCGAATCATTTGATGGTAGCACTCATAATAGTTTAAACTCCTTTTGTTTTTATATTCATCTATAATTTCAAATTTAAAATTCTTCTTACCTAGCTTTTCTATATCTTCCAGAAGGTGCTTACTGGAACCCATGTAAGTTTCCCAACCAGACTCCTTCTTTTTACCCTTACGTTTTATGTAGTATTGTTTACAACCGACATAAGCTTTGGTAGTTTTCTTGTTGGTTATAACATATACAAAACCAAAGTTATTTATTATATCTAACTCTTTGTGGTATTCCCAATGCATTACCAATTAAATATTTCTTCTACGTCTGGTTCCTTACCAATNTGTGTAAGAAACCTTTTCCCNTTTGCATACTTGAATACACGAATACCTTGGCCATAGTTAGCATCAGCCCAGCATTCTCTTTTATGCCCACAATAAACACAACCAACAGAAAGCTTATGGTTACCAGACTTCCCATCAGGAACATCATCATAACACCNATCAGGTATCCGACTGTCTGTGACCATTCCTTTAAGATACTCCACCCTCTTTTTAGCATTGATCATATCCATCTGATGTACAGGAGTCAGACATATCTCCCCCGTTGATTTATTTATCACAAGAAAGGCAGCCCGATCAACACCATTGGCATGAGCATAGGCCGATATCTGAGCGATGTATCCAAAGGGATCATCTTCCATTAACTTGTTATACCTGAACTTATCAAAGCCGGGACCACTGGCAGACTTGCAGTCAACCAGAACCCCGTCAATCATAGCATCTTGATGACCCTTAACGCCTTCGACCTCAACCTCTCTCTGTTGATCCGTTACCGTGTGACCTGAGATAGAAGTGCAAAGAAGAAGTAGCTCTTCCAAGATATACCCGTATAAAAACTTTATTCGAGTAGAGGGCTGAAGCTGAACATCATCTAGGGGTTTGTTGAGATCATACCAAAGCTGTCTGTTTGGTTTGCCAATGGCAGATAGTCGTAGGTTGGCACGATCTCTGGGCTTCTCATATAAGAACTCCTTGATGTGTATCTTGAGCATCTCACCAAAGTTATCTATATGTTTATCTACCTCATCCTCATCCATATCAATAGGATCAAGAGTAAATAAATTATATATATCTTCTACCAGTGTCTCTGTTTTTTTCATATGAGTAAGAGAGGGAGTGTCACCACCAGCAACACTCCCCCTGCCTTTCTAATTATTAAAAGGGTATGTTCTCAGCATTTTCGTTCACATAACCTCCTTCCACTACAGGAAAGTCTGCTGCTTGAGGTTTATATGATAC